CTCGAATTTAAGGACCTGCGTGCGGCGGAGGCGCTGGAAGCGCTGGAGGGAGCGCGATCAGAGGCACTTTCCGATGAACACCACCTGACGCTCTCAAAAGCGCTGGATGGCCTCGGCAAGGCGCGTGAGGAATGGCAACAGGAAGCGAGCAAGTGGCTGCAAGTGGCGGAGGAATTCGCCCTGACCCCGCTGGAGTTGAAAAAATCAATCAAAGCGGGGGAGGTCGTGCGGGAGGATTCGAGCAAGGGCGGCACGGCCTCGGCTGGCACGACGGGCATCCTCACACTCGAGGCGATTCACATGGATTTCCTGCGCTGGGTGAAGCGGGCGGAGGACGATGGCTTCCCCGTGAAGTGGGAGCCTCGCCGCCTGGCCAAGGTGAAAAGCCTGCTGGCGGACATGGCAGGCGCGCACCGCGCGGCTTCGACCACGCTGATCCAACTCGGAGGGGAAGAGTAATGAAGAATTTAACCACAGAGGACACAGAGGGCACGGAGAGGGAGCCGAAGTTTTTCCGGCAACTCTTCTGGCGGCCGGTGGCGGATGAGCTGCCGGATGATGAGGAGACGGTGCTGCTGCATCTGGAGGGGGGCGAAGTGTGGACGGGGTTCCTGGATGGGAGCACCTGGCGTTTCGTCTCGGCGGACAAGATCGAGGAGGAGGTCCTGCATTGGGCTCCTTTCCCCCACCCTCCGGGGATTTAACCACGGAGAACACGGAGGACACAGAGAATGAGAACAGAGAAATTTAGAACAGCCTGTCTGAAAGTATTGCCACAGGCGCAAAAAATCGGAGGGAAGAGACTGGTATCCCAACTCTTAATCCTTGCGCAATACTCTGGCGAGGAATCGGTGCCGTTAAAAAAAGCTTGGGCATTAAAGTATCGCGGGGTTGGGATGACCGCTATTCGTTTTTTGGAGGAAGTGGGGTTAGTGGGGTCCGACTTGGCAGAGTTAAATGAATTAAGCTCAAGAACTAGAAATGTTTTATTGAATGCTGGAATAAAGAATAAAGCAAAAGCGAAGCAGGTTATTTTATCTGGAAATAAAAATTATAAAGACATCAAAATTAGAAACTATGGGGTTAATACTCACAAGGAAGTCTGTGGTTGGTTGGGTCTCTCGCCTTCAACTGGCAAGCCCCAAACGATCAAATTTATTTCTGTAGAGGATAAACTCCCCGGCAAAGACGCTGTGGTGCTCGCGGCGACTACGAACCCGCCAATGATCATACCCGGGGTCTTTGATGGGAGAAACTGGAAACCGCATGGCTGGGGCCGTTTTTTGGGGAAAGTGGAGCATTGGGCTCCAATGCCTAAAGGTTTTCTAAAAAAACTGGAGGCGTCGAGAGAACACGGAGGACACAGAGAATGAGAACAGAGACGCATATTTTGGCCGTGGCGATGCACGCCCTGGCGGGAGAGATCGTGAGCGAGGATGGCGTGGCCTCGGCGGCGATCCGCGAGGCGGGAGACCGGCTGCTGGAGCAATCGGAGGAGATCAAGGCGGCGCGGGAACTGGCCAAGGCATTCCACGATGATCAGGCGAGGTTGATCCTGGAGATGAAGGGGTGGCGGGAGCAGGCGGCGGAGTTGGCCGTGGCGCTGCTGTCGCCGAACTCGGATTACAGCCGGGCGGTTTTGCATAAATACCAGGAGAGGATTGAGAAATGAGTGAGCAATATGATCAAGACAAACTGGCTTTTCCCTGCGACTTGGCGGATGTGATCGGGCTCTCGAAGAACGAGATCGCGTTCCTCAAGCGCAAGGGGTGTCCTTTTTTTGGCCGGAAGACGACGGTGCGGTGGGTGCGGGATTTTATAGCGCACCAGGCGGGGGCACCAAGGCTGCCGCAGCCTGAGCATCCGACAGGTTCAGCTTCGAATACACGGCGTGAACCAGGCGCGTGGAGTGGTTCACGAGGCGCATCGCTTGCGACTCGCTAAGGCCCGCCCGATGACAACGAGTGACGAACGAAACGCGGAGGCTGTGGCTGGTGGCTCCGGTGGCGGCTTTGAGGATGGAATTGAAGACGCGGTTCTGGTCGCCAGTGAGGTGGCCACTGGTGCGGTCGCGTTTTTTAAAAGCCTGCTCCAGGTGCTGGGCGAGGCCGTCTGGCATGGGCACGGCGTAGCGCTTCCGAGGGTCGCCGTCCTTGCGCTTTGAATCGCAGAGCCAAATGACCTTTTCCTTAAAATCCACATCCTCGCGGCCGAACTCGGCCTCGCTAAAGCGGCAGCCGAGATGCGCGCAGATCTCGAAGACGGTGAGCATCCAATCGGCTCGATCGGCGAAGGCGGCGCGGGCGGCGGCAAAGTCCTTGGTCGATAGCTCTTTTTTCGGCTTCGGCGCGGTGCGTGGGATCTTGGCGAGCGCTAGGGGGTTCTTCGTGCAAAGCTCGCGGCGGAGCGCCTCCTGCATCACGAAGGAGAACAGCTTCAGCTCGAGCCGGGCGGTATTGTGGGAGGCGCCTTGGTCCTTGCGCCAATCCATGAACTCGCTGGCGTGCTCGTATCGGATCTCGGCGGGGTGCCGGAGATTGCCCAAGCGCATCCACTCGACGCAGCGGGACCAGGCGAGCTCGTATCTCTTGCGCGATCGCGTGTTTGAAAAATGGGCGATGAGGTATGCGGGAGCCCACTCGACAAAATCTCCCTGGTGGCGCGGGGCGAGCTGGGCCTCGCGGCGTGAGGCGACCTCGGCCATGCGCTGGGCCTTGCGCGTCTCCTTGGGGTCATCGATGTGGCAGTGGGTGGATTCCTCGCGCCACCGTCCCGAGTCGAGGTCGCGGTATTTGAGGATCCAGAAAGAGGACTTGGGTGTCTGCCGTAAAAACGCCATGGCCTCAGACTCCCACATGCTCCCACACGCATCCATAAAAATCGTGTGGGATAAAGTGGGGGAGCGTTGTTTTTCAATATCTTGCGTGGGCGGTAATTCCCTACCGTTACACCACGAGGCAAGGTTTTGTCTTGTATTTGAAGCACTTGCGGGAGACTCCCACACGGCTCCCACAAAATTTAATGGGGTTGCCGGTGTGCAACGGGTGGGAATCTGGATCGGGGGGGGCCTGTGAGCAAGGACAAAGTTTCTGTCGCAGAGAGGGCGGCGAGGTATTTGCAGAAGATGGGGCCTGCGGTGTCGGGCGCTGGCGGACATACGCACACGCTTCTTTGTGCGCGGGCTTTGGTGCGGGGTTTTTTGCTGGCGCCTTCGGAGGCTCTTGGGATTTTGGAAAATTGGAATCAGGGGAATGCGGAGAAGTGGTCGACGCATGAACTGGAGCACAAACTGCGGTCGGCGGTGAATGGGCCGGGGGAGGATGGGTATTTGCTGCGGGAGAGTGATCGCTCTGCTTCGCGCTCTGTGGCTGCTCCTCGAGATGAATTGCCGTTGTCTAAGCCGCGCCCCCGTTTGGTTTATGAGCCGGAGATGCTTCGGAGGATCGCGGGGGATTTTGCAGCTTCGGTGGATTTGCCTTGGTTGGCGAATCGCTCGGAGGTGGATCCGGCGGGGGTGTCGGCCTCGGAGTTTTTGAGCCGTCTCTATAATGCGGAGGCTGGGGAGCGGGTGATTGTTTTCTCTGAATACAAGAGCCAGGGCCAGGCGGTGTGGCCGATTGAGAGGATTCCGACTTCGGGGCGGGATGGCGTTTGGTTTTTGGCGCAGCCGGTCGATGGGAAGCTGCGGCCGAATCCTCGCCTGGGGAAGATGTCGCGGCGGTCGGAGGAGTCTGTGCTGGCTTGGCGCTGGATGGTGCTCGAATCCGATGAGGCTCCGGTGCGGCTGTGGCTGGGGGCGTTGGCTCGAGTGGTGCCGAGGATTGCGGCGATTACCACGAGTGGCGGTCGCTCGGTCCATGCGTTGGTGCGGGTGGATGCGGGGACGAAGAGGGAGTGGGATGAAATTAAAAGAGAGGTGCTGGGACTGGTGGCGGCGGGGGCGGATCAGGGTGCGCTGTCGGCGGTGCGGTTGACGCGGCTGCCTGGCTGCTGGCGGGGGGAGAAGGAGCAGAAGCTGCTGTATTTCGCGCCGAGTGCTCCGGCTTTGACGATCGCGGAGATGCTGCCTCGGAGGGATGTGTTGGCTTTTTGGCGGGGGGAGTGTCGTCGGGTGGCGATGGGGGGCTTTGCGGATCGGGAGGCGGTGGCGCGGGCGTTGGCGGGGTGTCGGCACTATGGGCGTTTTGACGAGTGGCTGACGAGTGCGGCGGAGGAGTTGGAGAGAGAAATTTTAACCAAGGAATAAAAAATAACATGAGTGAGATAGGCGATATGGTCAGCTCGAAGCTGGCGGAATACGGCATCGTGCCGGATCGGGCGGATGAGCAATGTGCGCAAACTAAAGAAAAAAAGGAGATGCCAATGGTGCAGATCGCGCCAGTCATTTCAATGATGGCCCGCGAAATCGGAGGAATCTTGAGTCAGAACGGCGTTTTTGTTCGCCAGCGTTCTCCGATGACGATTTCGCCGGAGGGGCGTTTAGTGGAAATGTCGGCAAGGCGCTTTAGGACTTATTGCGAGGACCATTTAGTTACATTCAAGTGGCAAGTGATAAAGTCACCAGAAGGTGAGGTCATTGGATCGCAAAGACGGCCACAGACTTTAACAGTCGATGCGGCGGCGACGATCTTGGAGAGCGATCAATTTCTTGAGCGGCAGCGTGAGCTGATGCGTGTGGCGACGGTGCGGCAGCCGGTGCGGAGGAAGGATGGGCGGATCGAGCTGTTGCCTTATGGCTATGATCACGAGGCGCAGACTTACACTCAGAACTCGGGGGTGGAGTATGCGACCGACATGCCGCTGGAGGAGGCGCGGAATGTTTTGCGCGCACTGGTGGCGGAGTTTCCTTTCGGGGATCGGAAGGCGGATGGGCAGTCGCGCAATGAGGCGATCGTGATCTCGGCGATGTTGGCGATGTTTGCCGCGCCGCTGCTGAGGCCGACGGCGAGGCGGATGAACTTTATGTTTTCCTCGAACTCGGTGGGCTCGGGCAAGACGCTGCTGGCGCAGTTGGCGATCATCTCGACTCTCGGCACATGCGATGTGCAACCGCTGCCGGAGAACCAGGAGGACTGGCGCAAGATTCTGGATACGGAGTCGCTGGCGGGGTCGCCTTACATCCTTTTTGATGACTGCAATGGCTTCCTCAAATCCCCGACCCTTAATGCGTTTTTGACGGCGGCGACTTGGACTGGGCGAAAGATGAATACTCAGCAGAAGTTTGCGGTGCCGAAGATCGCCACGGTGTTCCTGACCGGCAATAACCTCGAGGTCACGCCCGATGTGGCTCGGCGCTTCCTGCATTGCCGCATGTTGACGGACGAGGCGGATCCGCAGGCGCGGAAGATCGAGAAGGTTTTCTCGGATGAGTGGCTGGAGAAGCCCTCGACGCGCGCCCAACTCCTCGCGTGCCTGTGGGCGATCGTGCGGTCCTGGGATGAAGCTGGACGGCCTAGCCCAACGCGGATCGTGCGCGGCTATGAGCCGTGGTGCGCGGTCTTTGGGGGAATGGTGCAGCATGCTGGCTTCGGCGATCCGATGGAGCCGCTGCCGGTCGAGGAGTCGGGCAACTCGGAACTGGCGGACATGACGGCTCTGGTGGCTCAACTGGCGAAGGGCGTGGATGACGACCAGGAGTTTTGTTTCCAAGATGTCGTCGAGGCCGCTGTTGAGGTGAATGCGTTTACCTGGCTGCTCGAGGGCAAGGAGGAGAGGGATGGGAAGGACGGTCCTCGGCGATATGTGCTCACGGCTCGGGCCAACTCGAAGTTCGGCAGGCTCCTCGCCGAGCAGTATGGCGGCAAGAAGTTCCGCCTCCCCTCGGGCAGAGTGGTTCGATGGGGGCAGGCCGGAAAGAACCGGCAGAGGGTCTACACGCTCACGGTCCTCGAATAGGTTATCAAGGCCCGCCACACGGCGGGCCTTTTTGTTTCTGCATAGGTCATGCACAGGTCCGCGATGTTCCGAACCTTAACACTCCACGCCCCCTTCCCCTTCTATCATTTCGCAAAAGACCTACGCACCCACGCAGCACCCCCGTCTTTTCCATGTTTTGCAAATCATTCTGCGTCATTGTTTGGATTCCCTCTGATGACTAGGTGCATAGGTGGCATAGGTCTTTTGGCTTTTGTGATAATGGGTATGGGGACAGTCGTGTCTTAAAGGCGGAGACCTCCGCACCTGTGTTCCGGTTCCGTTGTCCAAGAGTGCAAAGGAATCTCTTTGGGTGTGCGTTCTCTGCAGTTTGCCAGTCGCTCGTTACTTTTATGAGAGCGGACCCGAAACCATACGGAACCGGAACCAAGGAACCCGTTCCGCTTCCGTTCCGTTTGACATCGTTCCGTTCCGTAACACATGAAACGACACGGAAGGGAACAAGCGGACCTGGTGAAGGCGTGCGCCGCGCGACACGGCGTCACTCCGCGCGCCGTGCGGAAGTGGCGCGACCAGGTGGATCCGCGTTGGAACCAATTTCTCGCCGAGCGCGCGGCTGCCGGAATGATCCCGGTCGGCTCGGCCGCGCCGGCCGCTCCGTCAATTCCACGCGAGTGGTCGGATGAGGACCTGACTTTGGAAAACCAGATCCGGAAAATGAAAGAGGCCACCGCCGACCTTCGCGAGCGCGCCGAGTTGGCCAAGTCCGTCGGCGACCTGGACGCCGAAATGTCGCTCCGCCGCATGTGGCTCCAGCACGCCGAGGCCCTTCGCCGTCTCGAGAAAGACGCCCCCGGCATCAGCGCCGCCTCCGGCGATGTGGTGAATCGCAAGCAGGCCGTCCAGGTGCTCATGCAATACTCCGCCGCCATCGCCGCCGCTCTCTCGAACCTCCCCGACCGCATCCTCTCCCTCCTCCCCCAAGTCGCCGACGACATCGCCGCCAAGATCCGCGCCGAGACCGAGGAGGTCCAACGCGCTGCGCAAGCCATCAACCCCGACGATGCCATCACTGCTTGACGCCGCCGCCCGCGAGCAACTCTCTCGCATCTGGCAACCCTCCCTCCGCCCCACCGCCCTCGAGTGGGCGCAAGAAAATGTCACCCTCGACAAACGCTTCTCTCCCCGCCCCGGCCGCTACGACGCCGACTACACCCCCTACCTCCGGCAGCTCCACCTCTGGTTTTCTGATCCCAAAATCCGCCAGCTCACTTTTGTAAAAAGCGCCCAAGTCGGAGGCACCACCTGGCTAGCGAACTGCCTCATGTGGGCCATCTCCGAGGACCCCGGCCCCATCCTCTATGTGACCAGCACCAACGAAAACGCGAAGTCCTGGTCCGAGCGCGAGCTCCATCCCCGACTCCGCTCCTGCCGCGCCCTCAAGCCCCTCCTCCCCTCCAACGACGACGACTTCCGAAAAACCGAGATGCACTTCGCCACCTGCACCATCAAGCTCGTCGGCGCCTGTTCCGAGGGGAATTTGGCATCCCGCCCAATTCGTTATCTATTTGCCGATGAGGTCGACAAATGGCCCGACGACTCCTCCCTCGAAGCCCCCGCCCTTGAGCTCGCCATGGCCCGGCTGAATTTCTACCGCAAAGTCTCGAAGGCCTGCCTCACCTCCACCCCCACCGTCGAGACCGGCGCCATCTGGTCCCAATTCCTCGCCGGATCCCAGCACCGCTTCCACCTCACTTGCCCCGATTGCGGCCACTCCCAGCCCCTCGTCTTCGAGCAGCTCAAATGGCCAGAGTCCCACCGCGACCTCGCCGGGATGTGGGACCTCGAAGCCGTCGAGCGCGACACCACCTACCACTGCGCCGCCTGCCAGAGCCCATGGCACCAAGCCCTCCAGACCGACCTCGTCCGCCGAGGCCAGTGGATCGCCGGAAACCCCAAAGCCCCCTCCGACCACATCTCCGCCCACATCTCCGCCCTCTACTCCCCGCAGATCTCCTGGGGCAGCCTCGCCCGCATCTTCCTCCAGAAAAAAGAAACAACCGGCGGCCTCCACGATTTTTACAATAACTTTCTCGGCATCCCCTGGGAAAACCGCGCCGCCCAGGTCAAAGAAGACGCCATCCTTGCCCTCCGCGACCCCACCTACCGCATCGCCACGCTCCCCTGCGAGCCCGTCGTCCTCACCCTCTGCGCCGACCCCGGCGAACGCCAGACCCACTGGACCGTCGAAGCCCGCATCCAATCCGGCGAGAGCTGGCTCATCGACTACGGCACCGTGCTCGCAATCGAGGATTTGATCAGCCCCGAGTTCCTCGCCGCCCGCCGCTACGCCTTCGGCGAAAAAACTTTCACCCCCCGCTTCGGCCTCATCGATTCCGGCTGGTCCGCCGAGCGCGTCTATTCCGTCTGCGCCAAGTCCGGCGGCGTCTACATGCCCTCCAAAGGCTCCACCGCCAGCTTCGGCACCTGGACCCAGTCCGCCGTCAATGGCTACCCCAGCCTCCGCCTCGTCACCTATGTGGATCTCACCGCCAAGACCGAGCTCTACCTCGAGCGCGTGAACAAAAAGATGCCCCCCCTCCTCCACCTCCCCGCCGACTGCGGCACCGACTTCATCGGCGGCCTCACCGGCCAGCAACTCTTGCAAAACAAAAACTCCCGCCTCAGTCCCTTCTTCTGGAAAAAAGTCGCCGAAGACCACTACGGCGACTGCACCAAGCTCCACGGCGTCGCCTGGTGGGTCTTGAAATAAATCTGTCCCATCCGTCTGATCCGTCCCCCTCCCCTTTGACACCCTCCCCAAGCCGTGGACCAGCACGCCCAAGCCCTCGCCGGATTCAAAGCCTACCTCAAAGCCCTCGGCAAAACAAAAGCCGAGCTTCTCACCATGGCCGCCGATCTCGCCAACGGCCTCGATGATGTGACGATCACATCCATTTCCGGCGACGGCACCGCCAGCTCCGGCCAGCTCAGCCTCCTCCCCCGCGAGCTGAAGATCTCCGCCATCATGGAAGTCTACCAGGAAGGCAACGCCCCCCGCCAACTCGCCAGCATCATCGACCGCTCCCTCTACGCCTCCCCTGTTTGACACGCCGCAGCGGGCGTGCCGCAAATCAAATCAAATTCAAAGAAATCAAACCGAGGCGGAGCCCGCCCCGGTGCAGGTAGGCCAAAGGCCGCCGCTTACGAAGCCGCCGAGTTCTCCCGCAATCGCGGCCTCATCGTCCTAAACACCGTTGACCCCAAGCGCGAGGCTCCGCCTCAGACCCGCATCGATCTCCTCAAGAAATCCCGCTGGCTTTACAACAATGTCGGCATCGCCGCCTACATCATCGAGCACCTCGCCCAGCGCGCCGTCGGCACCGGCATCGTGCCGCAGGCCCGCACTGCCGACGCCGCGTGGAACCGCCGTGCCGAGCGGCATTTCGAGGACCGCGCGTGCGCTGAGGCTTGGGCATTCGACGCAGCCGCTCAGGTGAATTTCTACGGCGCGCAGTCGCTCATCCTCCGGCAGGTCGCAGTGGATGGCGATTTCTTCGGCCAGTTCTTGCAAACTCAAGGCGGCGGCACCCGCGTGCGCTTCATTGGCGGCGAGGCCGTAGGCTCCACGGCCGACTCCAGCGACCGCGCTTTTGACGGCGTTCTCCTCGACCGCTTCGGTGCGCCCGTCTCCTACCGCGTCATCACCGACCGGTCCGCTGGGAAATACCAGGATGTCCCGGCCTCCGACATCCTCCACTTCAGGCATGTCCGCCGGGCAGGCTACCCGCGCGGCATCTCCTGGCTGCACAACGCGATTATCAACTGCCAAGACCTCAGCGAGTTCATGGCCTACACGAAAGGCTCGGCCAAAGCCGCCAGCCAGATCGCCTTTGCCATCACCAGCAACGAAGCCGTGCGCCTAGGCGGCGGTCTCTCCAGCCTGCAAAGCGGCGACGCCGTGCCGCAGGACATCACCACCGAGACACTCTATAACGGCACGCTTATTCCCAAGCTGCGCCCTGGCGAATCCATCCAGTCTTTTAAAAACGAGCACCCAGGCCAAGCCTTCGAGCCATTCATCCGCCAACTCATGGGCGAGATCGCCCGAGGCATCGGCCTTCCTCCCGAGGCTCTCATGGTCTTCGTCGGGAGCGCAGGCACCGAGTTTCGCGGCCTCCTCGAAGTCGCGCAGAATTTCCTCGAGCGTCTCCAGCAAATGCTCGTCGATCAGTTTTGCAGGCCGTTAT